TTCGGCGGTAAGATTGGCTATTTTGCTGTCTTTGCCTTCCAGCTCAACGCGCAGCCTCCCAACCGTAAGCGCAATTTCCTCGTTCTCCTGATCGCGGCGTTTTATGTATTGCTGGTTTCTTTCCCGTTCATCCAGCAGCGCCAAGACGGTAGCCGGATTGGCTGCGGCGATGAATTCAGCATTGGCCTGCTGTTCCATTTGGAAATCTTCATCGAAACCGCTTTCAGGATGCGCTCCTTCAATTCTGCAAATAGGAATATATCCAGCAACTTCACGATGAATTAGCGCATCATCACTATCAAATCGGCTCTCTCCATATTCGAGCGACCATACACCACACGTTGCTTTTTCTGCTTTTTCACGCAGTGCCTGATAGTCAATCTTGCTCACTGGTTGCCTCCTTTGCGCCACATAGCATTCAGATATTTGTTTTGATTCACTGATGGAAAAGAATTTCTCTTAAGCAATTCCTCTCTCGATGGCATTGGCTTTACGCGTTGGCGAATAATCATTTCTGCCGGAAGAATGCCGGGATTGTATGCAAGTCCTCTCATGGTAAATTCCTCAGTCATTACTGATAGCGCCATAGCGTGAGCGGTAATTACGCAGGCGCGGGTCGATATATTCAGGGAAGTGGGTATATGTGGCTTTGCGGAATGGTCGGATTGATGTCTGGTAAATTCGCTCGTGTTCTTCTTTCTCTGCAAGCCATATACAGTGGCGAAATTCCTTTTCCTCTTTCGTTTCCTGCGGTAGCGACATTATCCGATCGTAGTTTTTTCTGAATTTATCCAGCACCTCCGATACGGAATTGCCGGAACAGCGGCGCGCGTCATCCGCACCATACAGAGGCGCTGGCATGATTTTCTCCTGATTAAATTGCGTGAATAGCGTGACGAGGGAAGGGGAGAGTTACTGGCTCCTCGTCTGGGTAGATAGGTTTGTTATGTTTGTGCCACTCGACATGACATGACTTGCAGAGCCACATCACATCGGTTGGTTTGCTGTAGTCGCAGTGGTGCGCCTGTGGTTTGCATTCTGATCCGCAGCACTCACATTGTGGTGGTCGGATTAGCTTACCGTCGCGCAAAAAATTACCCACGATGATGTGGGCTTTTCTTTTCCATGGGTTGCTCTGAATGAACCGCTTTTTGGCTGCGTTACACCGTTCTCTGCCGCGTTCCGATGATTGATATTCTCTCCTTGCTGATACTCGATGTGGCAATCCCGCGCGCTCTTTGTCGTATTCAGCCAGGCAAGCCCGGCAAGCGGCAGTTAATCCATCTCTGGATGCTCTTCTGATTTGAAAGTCCCTTTCTTCCTTCTGTTGATGGCATCTTGAGCAGATTTTCATATTCAGCTCCTAGAACGGAATATCCGAATCGTCGAAGTTCATAGGTGGTTCTCTGTGATTTCCCTGCTGATGAGGTTGCTGTCTTTGTTGCTGACCGTTATTTCGCTGAGGTGAAGACTGTTCATTGCCTCCTTGCTTGCCACCAAGCATTTGCATGGTTCCACCAACGCCCACGATGACTTCGGTAGTGAACCGATCCTGTCCGCTTTGATCCTGCCATTTTCTTGTCCGCAATTTTCCTTCAAGATAAACCTCAGAGCCTTTTCGCAGATATTCGCTGGCAATTTCTGCCAGTTTTCCGCTCATTACCACGCGGTGCCACTCCGTCTGCTCCTTTTGCTCTCCAGTTTGCTTATCACGCCATTGTTCTGACGTAGCAACTGTAAGGTTTGCAAATGCCGTTCCTGATGGTGAATATCTGATTTCTGGATCATGCCCAAGGCGACCAATAATGATCACCTTATTTACGCCTCTGCTTGCCATTTATGCCGCCTGTTTTAGTTCGTTAACTCTGATGTTCATTACCTGAACGCATTTAGCCTGCGCATCCTCATTGCCAGCCATTAATTGCCAGTCATGCTGATAACGTTCGATGAGTTTTTTCTTGTCAGTTTCTGTCGACGCATAATCGCTGAAGTCTTTCAGGATTTGCTCGCAGTCAACCGATGGAGATTTCTGGTTGGTATTTTCTGGTGATGGTTTGTTATCTGATGCTGGGATTGCCCATCCCGGCAGCGATGGAGGGAGCCAGTAAAATCCTGTTCCATCCTTGAGTTTTGCCCTGTGCCATCCCTGCTTTTTATCGAGAGATGTTTGTGCGAAACCTTCCTCAATGTTATACAGATACCGACCGATTCCCCACTGAACGGCAGCGCGCTTCATTGCACCGGAACGACCACCTTTGACGGCTTCTACCTGCGTGTTTTCAGCAGCATCCCATTTGGTTACCCATTCGGAATCAATCTTTATTGATATGCCGCATTCAACTCCGCCGTTGTTGGGAATATCGCGGTATTCATTGCGCCATCCTGCTTTGCCACAAACATCGTCCAGGCGTTTCATGATTGCCCTGTTCGTTACATAAGCCAGCACCATAGCCCATACCTTGCCATCGCGTGTTTTACCGCTTTGCTGTATTCGCCATTCGATATCTTCAGGGCTGAATGGCTCATCGAATTTGTTCAAATCCATAATTCACCTCAGAATGGACACGGCCCAAGGAAATAACGCTGATTTAATACTTCGACTCGTGACAAATTAAGGCATACCCGCATTCCTTCGCGGTCACCATTATGGCGATACCAGAGAGCTTTCTGCGTGTACATGCGTCTCTGTAACTTGCTCTCCTTCACTGTGGTTGCAAGTGACATGAATATCTCCTTCGTTACCGATTAATTCTTTCATCTGACGAATGAATTCTTCGTCTGACCAGTTATCTGTAAAACTCATGGACGGCCTTGTTGTTTCAAAATATCCCAAAGCTTTTCGAGCAAGCTTTTCATTCTTGGTTGTTTAAAGTCTGCTCCGGTTAAAATATTTTTTCGTGAATGCTGTACCGATAAAATCGGGTTGAAAGGGCGAACCGATGCCGCCCCTGCAATAGCGAACTGTTGCATAGGATGCTCCTTCTGTTTGATTGCATAACGAAAACGCCTCGAGTGAAGCGTTATTGGTATGCATATAAAAAAGCCCTCACACTGGAGGGCAAAGAAGATTTCCAATAATCAGAACAAGTCGGCTCCTGTTTAGTTACGAGCGACATTGCTCCGTGTATTCACTCGTTGGAATGAATACACAGTGCTTATTCGCGAGCTTTGAGCATTGCGTCTGCAAACTTATATGCAGCGCTTGCTGCATAATTAACAGCTCCATCAGAATCATTATCGATAATCGATGGATTGCTAATCATTGCTTGCATAGCCTTTGCCGCGAAGTAATCACGTAATGTCGCATCACTTGCCATTTCTGGGCGTTTGATATCTGCTTCATAAAACTCGCACATCATTCACCTCCCAGAGCCTTGCTGATTGCTGACAGTGCTTTCGATACTTCATCAGGATAATGGTCATTCCATTTTTGCTTGTATGCCTTGTTTAGCATCGCTTGCATGGCATTTAAAAGGTCTGGTGCTGCCGCTATTAGATTGGCATCTTCAATGCATTGAACTTCCTCACAGATTGCAATATACGAACGCCAGCCTGCGCCATTTTCAAGTGAGTCTGCCTGGATGATTTTAATCTCATCGCCATCCATCATTATTTCCCACTTACCTTCAGTACCTTTAAATTCCATGTTAGCCTCTGTTGTTTATGCCAAAAATAAAGGCCGACTATGCGGCCATCACTTAAATTTCCTTCCATCCCCAATCAAGCGTTTCAAATGCTACATCACGCATGTTTTCGTCTTTTTCGTCCTGATCCATTTCATTCCACTCATTCTCGGATAAGCCAAGATCATCGAGTGTTACAACTGTCTTTTTGCAAGAATGAATGTTTGCGCCGGAATCCAACCAAATTTCAAATTTACGTTCCATATCTCACCTCAAATAAGTGGTTTGCTGCCTAATTTCATTTTCTGGCGACCAACACAAGTCACACCCATTTCACTGCGTGGCTTGCGGTAGTAAATACGGTTATTTATGTAATAAAAAACCCGCCTTAGCGGGTTATTATTTCTTTGGATTTAGCTTTTCCATGTTCTCTGCGATCGTACCTATTCTTGACCTTATTGTTGGAATATCAATTCCTCTCTGTATGTCTACATTTAAAGACATAAGCTCTCTGCTCCATCCTGCGATCGCATCGTGAAATTGTCTTGCCCTGCTTGCTTGTCTACGTCTGCTGCTTTCAAGCTCTGTAAGCATTTGCTTTGCTTCGATCTGAGACTTGCCTTGCCCAACTCCCAATGCATCGATTGCACATTGCTTCATCTCTGCTTTTATCAAAGGGTGAAGATTTTCAGCGCCAATAAAAATTACCTCATCTATGCTTTTAAAAAGCAGAAGGCAATCAGTAACAACTTTGGTTCTTTTATCATCACACCTTACCTCTACCGAAGGTACGCCGCCATATTGCTTAACTCTCATTGCCGTGTAAACTGTAGCACTCTTCAAATCAGCCTCCTTTTTCTTTTTCTATATCAAAAAGCTGCTTTGCTTTTTGTGACTAAAAGCAAAAAAGCCTTCTCGCTAATGAGCAGCATTGCCGTTCATCCTGAACCCGCCGCGCTCCCGACGCATGGTTTAAAGACGCGCCGTTCGTCTATGGGCTTATGATGTACTTAAAGTTCATTAATGTAAAGTACCAATAGTACATTTTATGGGTATAAAAAGCTCACTACATCATAAGTTAGTGAACTTTAAGGAAATTTATTTTTATCCGAATCGCTTGTAATCGATTGACTGCCTAATGAGGACTTTGGCTAGAATGTGAAGTTGCTCTTCTTCACCTTCTTCTATGTACCATCGATCATAAGCGGCATTGTCAGAGATGACGGCAAGCCTGTTCTTTTGCATTTGCAGGCGCTTAACGTGCATTGTTTTCCCGTATACAAACACATAAATGCCATCGCCATCAAAACAGGTTATGGATACATCAACAAAGATCTCATCTCCCGGATTGATGGTTCCCTCCATGCTGTCACCGCGAACCGTGATGACTTTTACGCTTTCCTGTGGCCTTCCATTAAATAAAATTCTTGCCTGCTCGGTCGTATATTCAATTGCTCTTATCTTTTCTATAAATTCATTGGAAACCATGGTTCCTGGCCCGGCGCTCGCCTGAACATCCAATACATCAACACGATAAGAATCATTTGATCTTGATAGATGATTTACCGTGATACCGTCATCATCAGCATAGCCATGCAGATATGCCGCAGTGGTTCCCAGCACCGAAGCCAAAGATTCCATCTTGTCTTTTCTTGGTATTGACTCCCCGTTGAACCATTTACTAATGGCTTTTGGTGTGACCTTAAGCCTGACAGCTAAATCAGCCTGCCTACCATGCAAAGGTAATCCCGCTTTATCACAGGCCAGCGCAAGCCTCTGCGAGAAAGTTTCACGCTCTTTCTGTTGAACCATAAGTTCAACTATATTAGGTATTGACTGTACTATCAGTTCCGTCATAATATGAACCATAAGTTCACCACAGGAGAGAAGCATGAACGAAGTTACGTTTGCAGAAGTTATCAAATCCGTTCGAGTTTCTGTTGTGGCTGATGTTTGTGGACTTACGCCAAAAGCCATCTATAAGTGGCTTGAGCGTGGTTCTCTGCCGCGCACCGAGTTCACTGGTGAAACCGAATATGCGGATAAGATCGCCAAGGCATCAGGCGGCAAGTACTCAGCAGCACAGATTCGCCGTATCGGTAAACAGCAGTTTGTCATGTAATAAAAATGTACTTTCAGTACCGAACGGCCCGGTATACGGTCGGGTGCCCGGCGTGGTCAAGGATGACTGTCAATGGTGCACGATAAAAACACAAATTATTTACCTATGGAGATAGTAAGAAATGACACAAGCAAGTTACAGCAAGCCAACACAGCGAGAAATTGATCGCGCTGAAACTGATTTACTCATCAACCTGTCAACGCTTACCCAGCGCGGTCTGGCAAAGATGATTGGCTGTCATGAATCGAAGATAAGCAGAACGGACTGGAGATTTATTGCTTCGGTCTTGTGTGCTTTTGGAATGGCATCAGACATCAGTCCGATTAGCAGGGCTTTTAAGTATGCGCTTGATGAAATCACAAAGAAAAAATCCCCGGCCGCCACCGAGGATTTTAAGCAAATTGATATGCAATTCTGAGGGAATTACTGGATCAATCCACAGGAGTAATTATGACAAAACGTCGTAAGAAATACCAGGAAAAAGAAGAGATTCGACACCCTGATTCACCTGAGGGATTAGTGGTAGCCGCAGCAAATAACAGGGCGTTCGCAGAACGCCTTGTTGGTGTTTACAGACTAGCCAAAGCAGGAGTGAAACATGGGCGTCGTTAAGTTAGCTGATTACAGGCCTCAACTGGAGGTCGTGGAGCATCGCGTGGCAGATACCGAAGATGGTTTCATGCGCGTTGCTAACGAGATTACCGACAGTCTGCTGATGGCTGATTTAACCGTCCGGCAGATGAAGGTGATGCTCGCTATCATGCGCAAGACATACGGATTCAATAAGCCGATGGATCGACTCACAAACACGCAGATAGCAGCCATGACAGGTATTCATCACACTCATGTTTGCGCTGCCAAGCGCCAGCTTATCGAGCGTAAATTCCTCATTGCTGATGGCGTGAAAATCGGAGTGAACAAGGTGGTTTCTCAGTGGATTAGCCAGGACAGCTTAACATTAGCTAAAACAGCTAATAAAACATTAGCCAAGTCGGCTAATGGGTATAAGCCAAGTCAGCTAAACACAAAAGACAATATACAAAAGACAATAAATACAAATACCCCCTTACCCCCTAACGGGGGCGGCGATGGGCAGGTTAAACCTGAACGTCGCAAGGCAGAACGAATCGACTATGAATCCTTCCTGAACGCCTACAACACCGAAGTCGGTGACAGACTGCCACACGCTGTTGCGGTCAACGAGAAACGCAAACGTCGCCTGAAGAAAATCATTCCGCAACTGAAAACGCCAAACGTGGACGGTTTCAGAGCGTATGTCAGGGCGTTTGTGCATCAGGCCAAGCCGTTTTACTTCGGAGACAACGACACGGGCTGGACGGCAGATTTTGATTACCTGCTGAGGGAAGACTCGTTAACGGGAGTTCGGGAAGGGAAGTTTGCAGACAGGGGGATTGCATGAGACAGGATATCGAAGCGAGCGTTATCGGTGGCCTGCTGATTGGTGGATTAACACCAACTGCCAGTGACGTTCTGGCAACGCTGGAGCCGGAAGCGTTTTCAATTCCGCTCTACCGGAAAGCCTTCGAGGTTATCCGGAAGCAGGCGAGAAACAGAAACCTAATCGACGCGCTGATGGTTGCCGAGGCGTGCGGAGAGGAGCATTTCACGTCAATCCTGATGACCAGCAAAAACTGCCCGAGTGCCGCAAACCTGAAGGGGTATGCCGGAATGGTCGCGGATAACTATCACCGCCGTCTGGTGCTGGAAATCATGGATGAAATGCGTGAACCAATTCAGAGCGGAACCATCGATACATCGAGTCAGGCGATGGACGAGCTTGTAAAGCGTCTCTCAGCCATCAGAAAGCCCCGTGACGAGTTAAAACCTGTACGGTTAGGGGAAATCATTACTGACTACACTGACACGCTTGACAGGCGTCTGAGGAACGGAGAAGAGTCAGATACCCTGAAGACCGGAATCGAAGAACTTGATGCCATCACCGGAGGGATGAACGCGGAAGACCTGGTGATAATCGCTGCTCGTCCTGGTATGGGGAAAACCGAACTGGCGCTGAAGATTGCCGAAGGCGTTGCAAGCCGCGTTATTCCTGGTTCTGACGTCCGGCGCGGGGTATTGATTTTCTCAATGGAAATGAGCGCATTGCAGATTGCAGAGCGAAGCATTGCCAACGCCGGGAGGATGTCGGTTAGTGTGCTGCGAAATCCTGCAGCGATGGATGACGAAGGCTGGGCGCGCGTTGCTAACGGCATGAGTCAGCTTGCAGATTTGGATGTATGGGTAGTCGATGCCTCGCGATTATCGGTCGAAGAAATACGCTCAATCGCAGAACGGCACAAACAGGAAAATCCAAACCTCTCACTCATCATGGCGGATTATCTTGGCCTGATTGAGAAGCCGAAAGCAGACCGCAACGACCTCGCAATTGCCCACATCTCCGGAAGCCTGAAGGCGATGGCGAAAGACCTGAAAACACCGGTTATCTCCCTGAGTCAGCTTTCGCGCGATGTTGAAAAGCGACCAAACAAACGCCCGACAAACGCAGATTTGCGTGATTCAGGAAGCATTGAACAGGACGCAGACTCAATCATCATGCTCTATCGGGAGGCGGTATATGACGAGAACAGTAGCGCCGCGCCATTTGCTGAAATCATCGTGACGAAAAACCGTTTTGGCTCGCTTGGTACGGTTTACCAGCGGTTCTGCAACGGACACTTTGTTGCATGTGACCAGGATGAAGCCAGACAGATTTGCACAACATCAAATGCACCTGCTGCGCGTGGCAGACGATATGCACAAGGGGCTGACGTATGACCATCTACATCACTGAGCTAATAACAGGGGCTATTTACACAGTAGCCCTTTTTTATTGGATTAAGAACGAGGGGGATCCTGATGGACACCGTTAACGGAATGTGTTCAGACGCACCGCGTGCCAAAAAATGTAAATGCGGAAAATCACCGACAATATTCGACATGGAGAACGGGTGCCAAATCTACTGCGCTAACCACGCTGCTGTGGCGGCCGCGAATTATCGCAGTGCGGTAACGGAGTGGAATAACCTGAAATCTGTTAGAGAGGGAAGTCATGAAAAAACTAACCTTTGAAATTCGATCTCCAGCACATCAGCAAAACGCTATTCACGCAGTACAGCAAATTCTTCCAGACCCAACCAAACCAATCGTAGTAACCATTCAGGAACGCAACCGCAGCTTAGACCAAAACAGGAAGCTATGGGCCTGCTTAGGTGACGTCTCTCGTCAGGTTGAATGGCATGGTCGCTGGCTGGATGCAGAAAGCTGGAAGTGTGTGTTTACCGCAGCATTAAAGCAGCAGGATGTTGTTCCTAACCTTGCCGGGAATGGCTTTGTGGTAATAGGCCAGTCAACCAGCAGGATGCGTGTAAGCGAATTTGCGGAGCTATTAGAGCTTATACAGGCATTCGGTACAGAGCGTGGCGTTAAGTGGTCAGACGAAGCTCGATTGGCTCTGGAGTGGAAAGCGAGATGGGGAGACAGGGCTGCATGATAAATGTCGTTAGTTTCTCCGGTGGCAGGACGTCAGCATATTTGCTCTGGCTAATGGAGCAAAAGCGACGGGCAGGTGAAGACGTGCATTACGTTTTCATGGATACAGGTTGTGAACATCCAATGACATATCGGTTTGTCAGGGAAGTTGTGAAGTTCTGGGATATACCGCTCACCGTATTGCAGGTTGATATCAACCCAGAGCTTGGGCAGCCAAATAGTTATACGGTATGGGAACCAAAGGATATTCAGACGCGAATGCCTGTTCTGAAGCCATTTATCGATATGGTAAAGAAATATGGCACTCCATACGTCGGCGGCGCGTTCTGCACTGACAGATTAAAACTCGTTCCCTTCACCAAATACTGTGATGACCATTTCGGGCGAGGGAATTACACCACGTGGATTGGCATCAGAGCTGATGAACCGAAGCGGCTAAAGCCAAAGTCTGGAATCAGATATCTTGCTGAACTGTCAGACTTTGAGAAGGAAGATATCCTCGCATGGTGGAAGCAACAACCATTCGATTTGCAAATACCGGAACATCTCGGTAACTGCATATTCTGCATTAAAAAATCAACGCAAAAAATCGGACTTGCCTGCAAAGATGAGGAGGGATTGCAGCGTGTTTTTAATGAGGTCATCACGGGATCGCATGTGCGTGACGGACATCGGGAAACACCAAAGGAGATTATGTACCGAGGAAGAATGTCGCTGGATGGTATCGCGAAAATGTATTCAGAAAATGATTATCAAGCCCTGTATCAGGACATGGTACGAGCTAAAAGATTCGATACTGGCTCTTGTTCTGAATCATGCGAAATATTTGGAGGGCAGCTTGATTTCGACTTCGGGAGGGAAGCTGCATGATGCGATGTTATCGGTGCGGTGAATGCAAAGAAGATAACCGCTTCCGACCAAATCAACCTTACTGGAATCGATGGTGTCTCCGGTGTGAAAGAACACCAACAGGGGTGTTACCACTACCGCAGGAAAAGGAGGACGTGTGGCGAGACAGCGACGAAGCATTACTCAAATAGCGTTAGACAACCTGATTTTTACTCCTACCAAACGCACCAGATCCCGCAAGAAACCAATCCCCACAGAAAGCCAGGTAAAGACATTCGATTATGTCTACGGGCTGTTACAGGCCAAATGGAACCGCATGAGGAAAACAAGGTGATTGACCCAAATCGAAGTTACGAACAAGAAAGCGTCGAGCGGGCTTTAACGTGCGCTAACTGCGGTCAGAAGCTGCATGTGCTGGAAGTTCACGTGTGTGAGCACTGCTGCGCAGAGCTGATGAGCGACCCGAATAGCTCAATGTACGAGGAAGAAGACGATGAGTGATTTCTCTGAGCTTATTTCCTTCAAAAAAGACAGAGAAGAAATGCGGACTGAATCTGTCTATTACGTTCAACACCGGAATAAACGCTCGGTGCTTGATCAGGAGTTGGTTATTACCGGAGACCTGGCATTCAGAACATATAAGGCCAGCATGGAAATGAAGGATTTCCCTAAATGTGGTTCTGAAAGAGAAGCCGCGTTAAAGCTGGCTGAGTGGATGCAGAGAATGGCTGCTGCAATTGAGAATTACTGGAGTGAACCATAATGGCTAACCTACGCAAAGAAGCACGCGGCAGAGAATGCCAGGTACGTATTTACGGAGTATGCAATGGCAACCCTGAAACTACAGTTCTGGCACATTACCGGATGGCTGGAATTTGCGGAACGGGAATGAAGCCTGACGACCTGATCGGCGCATGGGCTTGTAGCGCGTGTCACGATGAAATCGACCGACGCACCCATAACCTCGACAACAAAGACGCCAGACTTTACCACCTGGAAGGCGTGATCAGGACGCAGGCGATACTGCTGAAGGAGGGGAAGATTAAGCCATGAACGAATATCAGTTTGTGCTTCCATACCCGCCGTCGGTGAATACCTACTGGCGAAGACTGGGAAGCCAATATTACATAAGCGATAAAGGCCAGAAATACCGAAAAGACGTTCAGCAAATCATCCGCCAACTCAAGTTAGACATTTTCACCAAATCACGACTCCGCATCAAAGTCATCGCAGACGTTCCAGACTCCCGCCGCCGCGACCTCGATAACATCCTGAAAGGTTTACTCGACTCCCTTATCCACGCCGGATTTGCGGAAGACGACGAGCAATTCGATGACATTCGCGTAATTCGTGGTGTGAAAGTACCAGGCGGAAGGCTTGGAATAAAAATCACCGAACTGGAGAACGTATGAACGCCACAATTCAAACGATACCAGAGCTTCTTATCCAGACACGAGGCAATCAGACCGAAGTGGCGAGGATGCTTTCCTGCGCAAGAGGAACAGTGCTCAAGTACAACCGAGACAGCAAAGGCGAGCGTCACGTAATAGTTAACGGCGTCCTGATGGTCAAACAGGGCAAAAGGGGAAGACGATGAGCATAAGAGAACTAAACCTCACCAAAGAACAGCACGAGTGGCTGAATGGCTGGCTTGAACTGTGGGGCGCATGGGTTTATTCAGGTCGTCTGGAAAAGCGTATGAGCAGCGTAATAGCGAAGTTCATGGAGAGCGTAGAGCCAGGAAGAGTTATGACAAGACCAATGTGCAATGATGATGATGGAATGTTGATTTCTCAGGTCGTCGATTCCGTCATGTACATTGACAAGAAAGCCTTTGGCATCCTCCTCAGCTACTACGCTCATGGTTCATCTAAGCGAGCAATTGCATCCTACTATCACGAGACTGCAAAGCCACGCAAGATGTGTGGACGTGGTGGTGAGGGATGGAGAAAACCTTCACTGGCAACCTGTAGAAACGAAATTGACGACATCCTGAAAGCGTCATTATTTGTTTTATACCAGCCAATGCAAAATGCTTTCAAAATGCGTAAACGTGTTGAGAAAGTTAAGCATGTTGCTGTTAAAAACCTTGACATGCAATTAGCCATTTAGCCATAATTAGAGGGTAAGCTGCCGTTAGTGACTCTTAAGTTGCAACGGTGGCTTTTTTTGTTTGCATAACAGGTAAGAGCATTGAACCCGCAGACCTCGCGGAATTGGTGAAAAGTGCCGAGCAGTGCTCTTATCGTTGTGGTGAAGCTCAATGGCGAGCTAGCAGATAGGCGACAGTGAAAATACTAGTCATGTAGCTGACCGCCGCGCGTACTGCAATCGGCAGCGCACCGATGGAAGCCGGTTCGATTCCGGCCGCCACAACCCAAACTGAGTCGTAGCCACTGGCTGTCCTGAATTCATCAGTGATAGTTACGCTGCGGCCTTCTACACATGATCTTCGTGAAAGCGGGCGGCATGAGGTTGCGCTAACAACCTCCTGCCGTTTTGCCCGTGCATATCGGTCACGAACAAATCTGATTACTAAACACAGTAGCCTGGATTTGTTCTATCAGTAATCGACCTTATTCCTAATTAAATAGAGCAAATCCCCTTATTGGGGCTAAGACATGAAGATGCCAGAAAAACATGACCTGTTAGCCGCCCTTCTCGCGGCAAAGGAACAAGGCATCGGGGCAATCCTTGCGTTTGCAATGGCGTACCTTCGCGGCAGATATAATGGCGGTGCGTTTACAAAAACAGTAATCGACGCAACGATGTGCGCCATTATCGCCTGGTTCATTCGTGACCTTCTCGACTTCGCCGGACTAAGTAGCAATCTCGCTTATATAACGAGCGTGTTCATCGGCTACATCGGTACTGACTCGATTGGTTCGCTTATCAAACGCTTCGCTGCTAAAAAATCCGGAGTAGAAGATGGTGGAAATCAATAATCAACGTAAGGCGTTCCTCGATATGCTGGCGTGGTCAGAGGGAACTGATAACGGACGACAGAAAACCAGAAATCATGGTTATGACGTCATTGTTGGCGGAGAGCTATTCACTGATTACTCCGATCACCCTCGCAAGCTTGTCACGCTAAACCCCAAACTCAAATCAACAGCAGCCGGACGTTACCAGCTTCTTTCCCGTTGGTGGGATGCTTACCGTAAGCAGCTTGGCCTGAAAGACTTCTCTCCCAAAAGCCAGGACGCTGTTGCGCTGCAGCAGATTAAGGAGCGTGGCGCTTTACCGATGATTGACCGCGGTGATATTCGTCAGGCTATCGACCGTTGCAGCAATATCTGGGCTTCACTGCCGGGCGCTGGTTATGGTCAGTTCGAGCATAAGGCTGACAACCTGATTGCAAAATTCAAAGAAGCTGGCGGAACGGTCAGAGAGATTGAGGTATGAGCAGAGTAACCGCGATTATCTCCGCTCTGGTTATCTGCATCATCGTCTGTCTGTCATGGGCTGTTAATCATTACCGTGATAACGCCATCGCCTATAAAGAACAGCGCGATAAAGCCACATCCATCATCTCTGACATGCAGAAGCGTCAACGTGATGTAGCAGAACTCGACGCCAGATACACAAAGGAGCTTGCTGATGCTAACGCGACTATCGAAAGTCTCCGTGCTGATGTTTCTGCTGGTCGTAAGCGCCTGCAAGTCGCCGCCACCTGTGCAAAGTCAACGACCGGAGCCAGCAGCATGGGCGATGGAGAAAGCCCAAGACTTACAGCAGATGCTGAACTCAATTATTACCGTCTCCGAAGTGGAATCGACAGGATAACCGCGCAGGTTAACTACCTGCAGGAGTACATCAGGACGCAATGCCTTCGATGATAGCGATAATTTTACTCATCATCCTTCACATCTGGCTCTGTAGACAGGGTGATGATCACTTCTGGAGTGAATCCAGATTAAACATCTCATTGCTGATGCTTGATATTGAGCATCTGGCGCGCGGTAAGGGGCTGCGTTGAGATAAGAGCCAGTCATTACAAATACCAGGATTTAGCCTCGCATTCGCGGGGCTTTTTATATCTGAATTTCACAGCGCATCTCACGCGCATATTAACGAGAGCCTTTCAGTAAGCGAGCCTGAGAAATGCCGTTATAGGTGGCGACCTCTCTCGGGCGGCTTTTCTGTGAGACAGGCTCACTTTCTAAAAGGTAAAGACGCTATGAATCATCAATTGGCTAATCTCGATTTCCGGGACATGGTGGTTGTTTCTGGTGATCGCGTGATCACAACCTCCCGCAAGGTAGCAGCTTACTTCGACAAGCAGCATCACCACATCATTCAGAAAATCGAAAAGCTAGACTGTTCGGATGAATTTCTAACCAGCAACTTTTCGCGGGTTACCTATGAACACAAGGGTAATCAGTATGTTGAATATGAAATTTCCAAAGACGGCGCGATGTACATCATCATGTCGTTTACCGGCAAAAAAGCTGCCGCCATCAAAGAGGCGTTTATCAAAGCATTTAATTGGATGCGTGACAGGCTGATGGAGATGGCTCACTCATACCAAAGAGAGCACAACGAGTTAATGCTGGAGTTCATGAAGGAAAAGGATGTTGCCAGTATGTCAGGACGCTTGCTGAACCGCTGGGGCAGGATCAAAAAACCGCAACTCATAGCAAGAATCGAAAGGCTTGAGCAGCAGGCGCAAATATCGATCCCCGGACTGCCAAAGTGACCATTCCAAAGCTCATCTACGGGTGGGCTTGATAATGAAACCGTGATTTACATCCCCACAATCCGGGTATGTAAAAGATAGTTCAGGCGAGAACAGATTTAACTAAATCTGTGCACCACCAGTTGCGGCAGTACAGCGAAACAACCCAAGCCAGAAAGTGGGGAAATAACACTGGCAGCCACTGAAAGATGAACCTCCAGCCTTATGGCAAAAAAGATTCTTTGTGGTGGCGGACTGATGGAAAGACATCGGTTATTGCAGAGGCCATTCAATGAGTGGTCTCGACAATGGCTTATACCCTACACGGGATAACTTAACTGATATCCCTTTTAACGGATAAACGGAGCCAACAATGGCAGAGATTATTCCCATGACTGAAGAACAGAAATTCCAGCTAGAGATTTACAAGCTGGTCATGAACCAGAACGCAGCCGCAGAGGAAGCATTTCAGTTCATTGGTACTGACGAGCTGAAGCTTGAGCTATTCAAAATTCACTTCCAGTCAGGCGGCGCTAATTCAGATATCACGACCCGCACTATCGAAGCGGTGCGTAAATCGAAGGAAGCGTTAGACCTGTTCACCGCTGGAGTGTGATATGGCTAAGGCCAAATGGCACAAACTCCCGGCGTTCACCATTCCGCTGTTTCAAAGTGCACACGTCTACCTCGCAACAACCAGAGAACAGTTTCAGCACGCTGATAAATTCCTTGGCGGCAGCGGGGATGAGAAGCCATTCAATCTTGGGCTTGCAAGCAACTATGAAAACACTGATACGGGTGAGCGATGCTATCTGATTGGAGTATTCGATCAGCAGATCGCTACGCTCGTTCATGAGCGCGCCCACGTCTGCTTTTACGTTTGCTCTGATGTCGGCGTGACGACAAGGCCTGAAGATGCCAACGAGACGTACTGTTACATGCTGGACAGGATGGTTAATCACTTCCTGCCATTCATTCAGGAGAAACAAGATGCATCACTGGAATAATCAATCCCCTTATTGCCAATGCCAACGCTGCCCGTGCTGCGGGAAGATTGTTAAACAATTTACTGGCAACAATTTCTTCAAGACTGGTTATGGATATGGTGTTGCGGGTAGCATTAATTGCTCTTGGGCTGCTACTGAAACGACATCAAACACAGGCAAGCAGGAAGGAGCTAAGTAATGGTAATCAAAGTTTGTTCCGGCTCTCAGGGCTTCGACAACCCATCCAAATTCCGCGATGAACGGGATAAGCAAGCAGAAGGGAAATAATCAATATGGCAGCACCAAAGGGCAACCGATTTTGGGAGGCCCGCAGTAGTCATGGGCGAAATCCTAAATTCGAATCGCCTGAGGCGCTGTGGGCTGCTTGTTGTGAATACTTCGAGTGGGCTGATGATAACCCGCTATGGGAGGGTAAGGTATTTTCATATCAGGGAGAAATAATTAAGGCTAATGTCCCTAAGATGCGAGCCATGACTATTTCAGGATTGTGTACCTTCCTTGATATCACCAGGCAAACATGGGGAACCTTCCGGTCAATGGAAGGTTTTTCTGACGTCACATCACGAGCGGAAGACATCATCTACGATCAGAAATTCTCTGGCGCAGCCGCTGACCTTCTCAACGCTAACATCATCGCCCGTGATTTGGGCCTCAAAGAGCAGTCGCAAGTTGAAGACGTGACACCTGATAAGGGAGATCGCGATAAGCGGCGCTCTCGTATCAAGGAGCTATTCAACCGTGGAACTGGACGCGATTCTTGATAACCTGAGCGACGAAGAGCAAATCGAGTTGCTCGAGCTACTCGAAGAAGAAGAGTACTACCGGAACACACACCTGCTATATGAATTTACGCCATACAGCAAACAGCGTGAGTTCATCGACGCCGGACATGACTATCCAGAGCGATGTTTTATGGCTGGTAACCAGCTTGGTAAGTCATTTACTGGTGCTGCTGAAGTCGCGTTTCACCTTACCGGGCGTTATCCGGGCACAAAAGGCTATCCGGCTGATGGTAAATATGGTGGGGAGTGGAAAGGTAAGCGTTTCTATGAGCCTGTTGTCTTCTGGATTGGCGGCGAGACAAACGAGACTGTAACCAAAACGACTCAACGCATCCTGTGCGGTCGTATCGAAGAGAATGACGAGCCAGGCTACGGTTCCATACCGAAAGAAGACATCATTAGCTGGAAGAAGTCTCCTTTCTTTCCGAACCTTGTTGATCATCTTCTGGTTAAGCATCACACGGCTGATGGCGTTGAAGATGGCATTTCAATCTGCTACTTCAAACCATACTCGCAAGGCCGTGCTCGCTGGCAGGGTGACACAATCCACGGCGTGTGGTTTGACGAAGAGCCACCATACAGCATTTATGGCGAAGGTCTTACCCGTACCAACAAATACGGGCAATTCTCAATTCTGACGTTTACCCCGCTGATGGGGATGTCTGACGTTGTTACCAAGTTCCTGAAGAATCCCAGCAAGTCGCAGAAAGTGGTCAACATGACCATCTATGACGCTGAGCACTATACCGACGAGCAGAAAGAGCAAATCATCGCATCCTATCCTGAGCATGAGAGAGAAGCGCGTGCTCGCGGTATTCCTACAATGGGTAGTGGTCGAATCTTCCAGATACCGGAAGAGACTATTAAGTGTCAGCCGTTCGAGTGTCCTGATCACTTCTACGTAATTGGCGGGATGGATTTCGGATGGGATCACCCACAGGCGCAGGTTCAGCTTTGGTGGGATAAGGACGCAGACACAATCTACGTTTCACGCGTGTGGAAGGCGAAAGAAAAAACAGCTGTTCAGGCATGGGGAGCTGTTAAATCATGGGCGCATAAAGTGCCAACCGCATGGCCTCATGACGGAAACCAGCATGAGAAGGGCGGCGGTGAGCAGCTCAAAGGGCAGTATGCAGACGCTGGTTTTATGATGTTGCAGGAGCATGCGACATGGCCTGATGGCGGTAATGCTGTGGAGCCTGGCATCACTGAATTGCGCGACATGATGCTCGATGGTCGCTTCAAAGTATTCAACACCTGTGAGCCATTCTTTGAGGAGTTCCGCCTCTATCACCGTGATGAAAACGGGAAGATCGTCAAGCTTAACGACGACGTTCTCTCAGCCGTTCGCTATGCATACATGATGCGCCGCTTCGCCAAAATGATGCGCGACATCAAAAAACCAAAAGAGAAAAAGATACCAGCCCCAATCAGGCCCATCGCACGGAGAACTTAAATGGCCGACGAAAACAGACTCAATTCCATTCTGTGTAAGTTTGACGCAGACTGGATGGCGAGCGATGAAGCCAGAACCGAGGCGACAAATGACCTGTTTTTTAGCCGAGTGTCGCAATGGGATGACTGGCTATCAAACTACACCACCCTGCAATATCGCGGACAATTCGATGTTGTTCGCCCAGTGGTCAGGAAACTGGTCGCAGAGATGCGCCGGAACCCTATCGACGTTCTCTTCCGACCCAAAGACGGCGCTAATCCTGATGCAGCCGATGTGTTGATGGGGATGTATCGTACTGATATGCGCCATAACACGGCAAAGATTGCCGTTAACGTTGGCGTTCGTGAGCAGATAGAGTCCGGCGTTGGTGCATGGCGTCTGGTCACACAGTACGAAGACAACGACCCAACAAGCAACAATCAGGTAATCAGACGCCTGCCAATCCATGAGGCCTGCTCACACGTCATATGGGACGCCAACAGCAAGCAGATGGATAAGAGCGACGCTAAGCACTGCACGGTGATTAACGCCTTGTCACGCAATGGCTGGAAAGAGTTCGCAGAGGATTACGGTATTGATCCGGACACCTTGCCATCTTTCCAGAATCCGAACGACACATGGCTGTTTCCGTGGGTATCGAATGATGTCGTCTACGTCGCTGAGTATTACGAGATAGAAGAGAAGAAAGAGAAGGTCTTCATCTACCGCGACCCGCTGACAGGTGAGCCGGTCAGCTATTACCAGCAGGATATTAAAGACGTCATCGACGACCTGGCTAATCGTGGATTCATTAAGGTAGCAGAGCGCAAGGTGAAGCGTCGGCGTGTGTATAAGTCGATCATCACCTGCACGCAGATACTGAAAGACCGCGAGAAGATAGCAGGAGAGCATATTCCAATCGTTCCAGTGTATGGCGAATGGTCATTCGCTGGTGACAAGGAGTGCTACGAAGGAGTGGTAAGGCTGACGAAAGACGGTCAACGCCTTCGTAACATGATCATGTCATTCAACGCCGATATTGTTGGTCGTTCACCGAAGAAGAAACCGACCTTCTTCCCTGAGCAAATCGAAGGCTACGAATACATGTACGGTGGAAATGATGACTATCCGTACTATCTCCAGAACAGGACTGATGAAAACGGTAACGACCTGCCGATTGGTCCAATCTCCTACATGGAAAACCCTGAAGTGCCGCAAGCCAACGCTTACATGCTTGAGGCTGCCACCAACGCAGTGAAAGAGGTGGCTAGTCTTGGCGTGGATGCACAGGCAGCAAACTCTCAGGTCTCTTTCGATACCGTCAATCAACTGAACATGCGGTCAGACCTTGAGACATACGTGTTTCAGGATAACCTGGCTACCGCAATGCGGCGTGATGGCGAGATTTATGCCTCAATGGTCAATGATATTTATGACATCCCTCGTCATGTAACGCTGACACTTGAAGATGGAAGCGAGAAAGACGTTCAACTCTACGCGCAAGTTGTCGATTACCAGTCCGGTAATGTGGTCACACTCAACGACATTCGCGGTCGCTACGAGTGCTATATAGGAGTTGGACCATCCTTCCAGAGCATGAAGGAACAGAACCGCGCAGAGATTCAGGAGTTACTCACCAAGGTTCCGCAAGGTACTCCAGAGTTCCAGATGCTGATGCTGCAATACTTCACGCTGCTTGACGGTAAAGGCGTCGAGATGATGCGAGAGTACGCGAACAAGCAACTGGTGATGATGGGGCTGAAGAAACCAGAAACACCTGAAGAGATGGAGATGGTGCAGCAGGCACAACAACAGCCGCAGCAGCCATCAGCAGAGCAAATTCAGGCGCAGGGCATCCTTCTGCAAGGTCAGGCTGAATTGCTCAAGGCAGAGAACCAACAGGCCCAGATTCAGGTTGAAGCTGCCAAGGTTGAAGCCCAAAACCAACTCAACGCCGCGAAGATTGCAGAAATCTTCAACAATATGGACCTCGACAAGCAGGCAGAACTGCGTGAGTACCTCAAGCTCGTCGGTCAATTCCAGCAACAGCGCAGCAAAGATGCTCGCGCTAACGCTGAGCTGCTTCTTAAAGATGCAGACCAGACTCATTCACAACGCATGGATTTCGCGAATCTTATGCGTCAAGTTCAAATCCCCTCCGGCGGAGTAGCCGAGACACCTCAATAAGAGAGAGTTAATCATGGACCAAACCACCGACATTCAGGCTTCTGAAGAATTAACCCTGCCCGGCAATCATGCAGCGGCATCTGCTGATGGCTTAGTTGTCGATAATGCCAACGACAACGCAGGTCAGGAAGAAGGCTTCGAGATTGTCCTGAAAGACGATGAGAAACCAAAACAAGACCCGGCAACTAATGCTGAATTTGCCCGTCGCCGCATCGAACGCAAACGCCAGCGTGAGCTTGAGCAGCAGATGGAAGCGGTTAAGCGTGGAGAGTTGCCGGAGCACCTGCGGGTGAACCCTGAGTTACCAAAACAACCAGACCCTAACGATTATCTTTCCGAAGACGCACTGGCTAAGTACGACTATGACCAGAGCCGCGCACTGGCTGCCTTCCAGCAGGCAAACAGTGAATGGCAGATCAAGGCTATGGACGCACGAAGCCAGGCTGTCGCCGAGCAGGGTCGCAAAACTCAGGAGTTCACCCAGCAATCAGCGCAATACGTCGAGGCAGCCCGTAAGCACTACGACGCAGCGGAAAAACTCAATATCCCTGACTATCAGGAGAAAGAGGATGCATTCATGCAACTGGTGCCGCCAGCAGTCGGTGCCGACATCATGCGCCTCTTCCCGGAGAAATCCGCTGCTCTCATGTATCACCTTGGTGCTAATCCTGAGAAGACACGCCAGTTGCTGGCGATGGACGGGCAATCCGCGTTGATTGAACTCACTCGACTGTCAGAACGTTTAACTCTCAAGCCTCGAGCCAAACCTGTTTCAGAAGCCCCGCTACCTGATGAACCCATTCAGGGACACGCTGTTGCTGCAAATATCTCTGCGATTGAAAAGCAGATGGAAGCGGCAGCAAACAAAGGGGATGTAGAGACGTACCGCAAGCTTAAGGCGCAACTGAATAAAGGAATTCGATAATGGCATTAAATGAAGGTCAACTGGTCACGTATGCTCTGGATGAAATCATCGAAACCGTCCAGAATCTGACGCCAATGGCGTCCAAAGTGACAAAATACACCCCTCCGGCAGAGTCCATGCAGCGTTCAAGCAACACCGTGTGGATGCCTGTTGAGCAGGAAGCGCCAACTCAGACTGGCTGGGATTTAACTGGCAACGCAACCGGGATTCTGGAACTCTCCGTGAAATGCAACATGGGCGATCCGGATAACGATTTCTTCGAGCTTCGTGCAGATGACCTGCGTGATGAGCGTTCTTACCGTCGTCGCATCCAGGCATCCGCCAAAAAACTGGCGAATAACATTGAGTCAGCAATTGCCAAACAGGCAACTGAAATGGGCTCGCTTGTTGTTCACGATACCCGCGCAATTGGTCCATCTACTGGCCTGTCTGGCTGGGATTTTGTGTCTGATGCAGAGCGCCTGATGTTCTCCCGTGAGCTAAACCGCGATATGGGCATCAGTTACTTCCTGAACCCTGACGATTACCGCAAAGCAGGCCGCAACCTGGTAGATGGTGACATCTTCGGGCGCGTTACTGAAGACGCGTATCACAACGGTACTATTCAGCGTCAGATTGCTGGCTTTGATGAAATTCTTCGCTCACCGAAACTTCCCGCAGTTACCAAGTCAACCGCTACTGGTGTAACTGTTTCTGGTGCGCAGAAGTTTAAGCCGCAGGCATACACCCTTGATACCGATGGTAACAAAGAGAACGTCGACAACCGTGTTGCAACGGTGACCGTATCCTCCACCACCGGATTTAAGCGCGGCGACAAAATCAGCTTCACTGGTGTGAAGTTCCTGTCTCAGATGGCGAAGAATGTGCTGACTGATGACGCGACTTTCTCAATCACCCGTGTGATCGATAGTACTCACATCGAAATCACGCCGAAGCCGATTGCACTGGATGACGCGTCACTGACAAAAGAAGAGAAGGCTTACGCTAATGTAAACACCTCTCTTGCTGATAACACTCCGGTGAACGTTCTGAACGTGGCAACAACCACCGCTAACGTGTTCTGGGCTGATGACTCAATCCGTCTGCTGTCTCAGCCGATCCCGGTAACCCATGAACTGTTTGCTGGTATGAAAACGTCTTCCTTCAGCATTCCTGGCATTGGTGTTAACGGCATCTTCGCAACGCAGGGTGATATCAACACTCTGTCTGGTAAGTGCCGTATTGCTGTGTGGTATTCAGCATGTGCTGTACGACCAGAGGCAATTGGTGTTGGTCTGCCTAACCAGAATGCGTGATAACCAGAGGGAGCTTCGGCTCCCTTTTCTATTGGAGATACCAATGAGCGTAATGATTTTTCAGGCTGGCGGAGATACCAAAATCTGGGGGCGCAAGCTGAAAACGAAAACCGTTGATCCTGATGATGTAGCTGTGCACTTAGCAAATGGCTGGTATAAGCACCCTGACGATGTTCCTGATGATCCTCTTGTTGGTGATCAAATTGGGAGTGTTGGCGGAGGTGAAACTTCCCCAGTTGATATGGGCGAAGTGTCCGACGGTTATCACACTTTTAACGAGCTTTACGCTCACCGAGTGCGCCTCTTCTCATCGCTGATGCATGCTTACGCTGAGCTTTCGTGGTGGTCTCGCAAACACAGTGACGGTGACGAGTGGGATGGCTGGATCATTGCTGGTATCACCACTCCAGAAGGAGAAATCACTTATCACCTACCTGTTGAAGAAATCGAGTTCCTTCCTGAAGGTACTGAGCTTGAGTTCGGGAAAGAGTGGGATGGTCATGAAGCAAATGATGTTCTTGGACGACTCCTGAGTTTACGTCCGGCCATTGCAGAGCCAGAGCCAGAAGAAAAACAGCGTAAAAAGCCTGGTCGAAAACCTAAGGCGGCAGCAGATGAACCTGACAACGAAGGGTGATTTAGTTCTTGCGGCATTACGTAAGCTCGGTGTGGCATCAAATGCCACGTTAACCGATGCCGAACCTCAGTCCATGGAAGACGGCGTCAACGACCTTGAAATGATGATGGCTGAATGGCTTGGCGGTGATGCGTCACCTGGTATCAACGTTGGCTACATTTTTGCTGATGCAGATGTCGCTCCGGATCCGGGCGATGAGCACGGTTTATCAAATAACGCTATCAATGCCGTCATTTTCAACCTTGCCTGCCGCATTGCTCCGGATTATGCGTTGGAAGCGTCAGCAAAACTTATAACCACTGCCAGATACGGGAAAGAGCGACTCGTCAAACTGTCTGCAATGGACAGAGCAAAAGCCGCTAAATGTAAGTCCGGTTATCCAAACCGTATGCCTGTTGGCAGTGGAAACCAGTTGGCGAAGTGGAACGGTTGGAATTACTTCCACCGAAAGGAACCTTGCGATAATGGGAGCGAATAATGCCGATTCAGCAACTTCCGCTTATGAAAGGTGTCGGCAAAGACTTTAGAAACGCTGACTATATCGACTATCTACCAGTGAATATGTTGGCTACACCCAAAGAAATCCTCAACAGCAGCGGATATCTTCGCTCATTCCCGGGCATTGCCAAACGTTCTGATGTGAACGGCGTATCGCGAGGCGTCGAGTACAACATGGCGCAGAATGCTGTTTATCGCGTGTGTGGTGGCAAGCTGTATAAGGGCGAAAGCGAGGTTGGTGATGTTGCCGGAAGTGGTCGCGTATCAATGGCGCATGGTCGAACATCACAGGCGGTAGGCGTTAATGGTCAACTGGTCGAGTATCGCTATGATGGCACGGTTAAAACCGTCTCAAACTGGCCTACAGACAGCGGATTCACACGGTACGAGTTAGGTTCAGTTCGCGACATTACGCGCTTACGTGGGCGTTATGCGTGGTCAAAAGACGGAACTGATTCATGGTTTATCACTGACCTTGAAGACGAATCGCATCCTGACCGTTACAGCGCACAATATCGCGCAGAATCGCAGCCGGACGGCATCATCGGCATAGGTACATGGCGAGACTTCATCGTCTGCTTTGGTTCATCGACGATTGAATATTTCTCCCTGACAGGCGCAACTACCGTTGGTGCTGCTTTGTATGTCGCGCAGCCATCGCTGATGGTGCAAAAAGGCATCGCCGGAACTTACTGCAAAACGCCGTTTGCTGATTCCTATGCGTTCATCAGCAATCCGGCAACAGGTGCGCCGTCTGTATACATCATCGGCTCCGGGCAGGTGTCACCAATCGCCAGCGCGAGCATTGAGAAAATACTACGCTCCTACACTGCTAATGAACTGGCTGATGGTGTAATGGAATCGCTGCGATTTGATGCTCATGAGTTGCTGATTATCCACCTTCCGCGCCACGTCCTCGTGTACGACGCATCTTCAAGCGCCAATGGTCCACAATGGTGTGTGCTGAAAACAGGCTTATATGACGATGTGTACCGCGCTATTGACTTCATTTACGAAGGAAATCAGATAACGTGCGGCGATAAGCTGGAGTCCGTGACCGGGAAATTGCAATTCGACATCAGCAGCCAGTACGACAAGCAACAGGAACACCTGTTGTTTACTCCGTTGTTCAAAGCGGATAACGCAAGAGTGTTCGACCTTGAGGTTGAATCTTCAACTGGCGTTGCGCAGTACGCTGACCGCCTGTTCCTCTCTGCAACCACTGACGGAATCAATTACGGACGTGAGCAGATGATTGAACAGAATGAACCGTTCGTTTACGACAAACGTGTTTTGTGGAAGCGAGTCGGGCGCATCAGGAAAAATGTCGGCTTCAAATTGCGCGTTATCACGAAGTCACCTGTAACTCTGTCTGGCGCTCAGATAAGGATTGAGTAATGGCGGATTCGAATCTCAATGTGCCGGTAATCATCCAGGCTACGCGGCTCGATACATCAGTTCTTCCACGCAATATCTTCTCGCAGTCGTATCTGCTTTACGTTATCGCACAGGGCACTGATGTTGGTAACGTGGCTAACAAGGCCAACGAGGCCGGACAGGGCGCTTATCATGCGCAGGTCAGAAACGATGAGCAGGATGTCACCCTTGCAGACCATGAATCCAGAATTGAAGCTGCTGAAGCAACTCTCATCAATCATGAACATAGAATTGCAGCAGCGGAAAGCACTCTTGCAGATCATGAAACAAGGATTACGGCTGCTGAAACAGAGCTGGCTGATCACGAGACGCGAATTGCTGCCAATGAATCTGAGTTAGCAAACCATGATGCGCGCATAACTCAGAATACAACCGATATCGACGCACTTGATACCAGGCTCACAGCGGCAGAGGGAAGTATTTCGACGCTACAAAGCACAGTTGGTGATCACTCAACAAGAATATCTGCGCTTGAGTATGCCACCACGCGCAAGAAATCAGAGGTTGTTTACTCAGGGGTATCGGTAACAATTCCGACAGCGCCTACCAACCTTGTTAGCCTGCTGAAAACGCTCACGCCGTCATCCGGCACGTTGGCACCATTCTTCGACACCGTTAACAACAAGATGGTTGTGTTCAACGAGAACAAAACCCTGTTCTTCAAGCTGTCGATTGTCGGGACGTGGCCCAGTGGAACCGCCAACAGGTCAATGCAGCTAACCTTTTCCGGCTCTGTTCCTGACACACTGGTAAGCAGTCGCAACTCGGCGACAACGACCGATAACATCCTGTTAGCTACGTTCTTCAGCGTGGATAAAGACGGCTTTCTTGCCACAAATGGCAGCACGTTAACCATTCAGTCGAATGGTGCGTCGTTTACTGCCACAACCATCAAGATAATCGCGGAGCAGTAATGATTCAGTTCAAACCAACGCGAAACATCGACCTGATAGAAGCCGTGGGAAATCACCCCGACATTATCACCGGGAGCAACAACGGTGATGGATACGACTACAAGCCTGAATGCCGTTACTTCGAGGTGAACGTGCACGGGCAGTTCGGCGGCATTGTTTACTATCAGGAGATTCAGCCGCTTACATTCGATTGCCACGCCATGTACCTGCCAGAGGTTCGTGGATTCAGCAAGGAAATCGGGATGGCGTTCTGGCGATACATTCTTACTAACACCACCGTTCAGTGCGTCACATCGTTCGCTGCACGCAAATTCCGCCACGGTCAGATGTACTGCGCAATGATTGGCCTTAAGCGTGTAGGAACCATCAAGAAATACTTCAAAGGCGTGGATGACGTGACGTTTTACAGCGCCACACGCGAAGAACTAATCGACTTCCTGAATCACGGGAGATAGCCATGTTATATGCATTTAAGCTGGGCAGAAAACTGCGCGGCGAGGAACCTTATTGCCCTGAAAAAGGCGGGAAAGGTGGCAGTTCTGATAAAAGTGCAAAGTATGCCGCAGAAGCTCAGAAGTATGCCGCAGACCTGCAAAATCAGCAGTGGCAGACGATCATGAAAAACCTTGCTCCGTTCACGCCTCTTGCGGCGCAGTATGTTAACCAGCTTCAGAACCTTTCCAGTTTAGAAGGTCAGGGGCAGGCACTTAATCAGTATTACAACTCTCAGCAGTATAAAGACCTTGCAGGTCAGGCTCGTTACCAGAGTCTTGCTGCTGCGGAGGCTACGGGAGGACTTGGTTCGACAGCCACAAGCAATCAACTGGCCACGATCGCGCCGACTCTCGGTCAGTCTTGGTTATCAAACCAGATGAGCAATTACAACAATCTGGCAAACGTTGGGCTTGGTGCGCTGCAAGGTCAGGCAAACGCCGGGCAGACGTACGCCAACAACATGAGCAGCATTGCACAGCAAAGCGCAGCTCTTGCCGCTGCTAATGCCAATAAACCATCAAGTCTTCAGACTGCAATTAGCGGTGGCACGTCTGGTGCGATTGCCGGTGCAGGTCTTGCCAGCCTTTTGGGAACATCAACACCTTGGGGCGCTGGCATTGGTGCTGGTATCGGATTGCTTGGCTCGTTGTTTTAAGGGGTAATCATGGCTACTTGGCAAGGATCAAATGGTGGATTGTTGGCTGGTATCGGCGGCGTAAACTCAAACGCTCCGAGCGTACATGACATCGGCAATACGCTTCAGCTTATCAGGCAGAACAATGATATTGAGCGTTCAGGCGCTAACAATGTTGGGCTGACTGCTTTGCAAGGCCTTTCAGGTATTGCGGGGGTGTTTCAGCAGGAAAAGCAGGCTCAGCGGCAGAAAGAATTTCAGCAGGCGTACGCTAATGCTTATGCGTCTGGTGATCGCGGTGCTTTGCGTCAGTTGGCTACTCAATATCCAGACCAGATTGAATCCGTTCGTAAAGGCATGGGATTCATTGATGAAGACCAGCGTAATTCTATCGGTACATTAGCGGCTGGCGCACGTCTTGCGTCATCTTCTCCAGAAGCAATGCAATCATGGCTGCAAAACAACGCCGGTGAGTTAGCTCGTGTTGGCGTTAATCCTCAGGACGTCGCTCAGATGTACCAACAGAACCCGCGGCAGTTCGGCGAATTTGTCGATCACCTGGGGATGAACAGTCTCGGACCCGAAAAATACTTTGACCTACAGGATAAAATGCAGGGTCGCCAGGTTACCATGCGCGGTCAGGACCTGGATTCGCAAACCGCCGCTCGGAATCAGGCAATCACAATGCGCGGGCAAGATATCCAGGCGAATTTAGGTCAGCAGCGCATTAATCTGGACGCAGAAACAAACCGCATTAACAACGAAAATAAGCGCCTTGACCGGATGCTATCAGCAGAAACTAACGACCTGAAGCGCCAGGAAATACAGAGCCGCATAGCAGCCAACAAACAGCAGTTGCAGCAGAAGCAGCAAGCGCTAAATGATGGCTACAAAGACGGCATCAACACCCTCACAACCAGCATGTTCACTCTGAACGATATCGTTAGTTCTCCTTCACTTAAGAGCATTACAGGCTTACGTGGAGTAATCCCCAACGTTCCAGGCTCACAGGCTGCAGACACTCAGGCACGACTTGATACATTTAAATCCCAAGCATACCTGACAGCGGTTCAGGCCATGCGAGGCATGGGCGCTCTTTCTGATGCCGAGGGCAAAAAGCTCGACCAGGCTGTTGGTTCGCTGCAGAACTCGCAGAGCGAGGAGTCCTTTCGCCGCAACGCTGGCGTCATCCTGAACACGCTCAACCAGAAGCGTAATGAGGCGGTTGGTAAGTACGTTCAGCAAAACGGTATCAAGCGAGTGGAAGCGCCTCAGGCTTCTATAGATTACCTGAAGCAGCACCCCGAGCTGTCAATCGACTTCATTAATCGCTACGGATATCTTCCATCTTTGGGGCAGTAAATGGCTAATTACCGTGATTTGTTAGAGCAGGCTGGCGCACGTTACGGTGTGCCAGAAGGGTTGATGACTGCACTGGGTGCCAAGGAGTCTTCTTACAACCCTGCCGCAGTAAGCTCCGCCGGGGCTGTAGGATTGACTCAGGTCATGCCTGGGACATGGCGTGATATGGGTTATACCGATGAGCAAATGCAAAACCCCGAATATCAGGCTGACGCTGGCGCGCGCTATCTGGCAAAGATGTACCAGCAGTTTGGTAACTGGCGTGACGCTCTTCAGGCTTATCACGACGGTCCCGGCAACGTTATGAAGGCAAAGCGTGGTGAATATACGCCAGGACCTGAAGGCCGCGGTTACGTTGATGATCGCTTTGCTCAATGGGCTGGTGACCCGGTGACAGACTCAACAGTCGAACAGCGCGCCACTTCTGCAAAGGTACATCCTCAGCAAGACCCTAACAACCCGTTTGCACAACTGGAAGTACAGTCATCCGAACAAGTATCGGCATCAGGTGTGCAGTCAGACCCAAATAATCCATTTGCTCAGATTGAGCAGCAGGCAGCCAGTCAGCAGCCACCTCAACCCGTAAGTTCTGTCGCACCGAAACCTGTTCAGCAGCAAGGCGGAATAATGTCTGACCTTGGTAATGGACTTGCTGAAACCGGGCGCGGCTTACTACGGGCAGGAATCAACGTAGCGAACATACCTGCTGAACTCACTGACGCTGTAACAAGCGCGGCGGCTTGGGCTGGCGGTAAACTCGGAATTGGCGATGGGACATATCACCCAGCGCCACGAGTAACAACGCAGGGATTAGAGCAGGACTTTGGCCTTCAGCAAGGTGCGCTGACTCCACAAACGACAGAGGGCAGGGTATTTGCTGAAGCATTGCCTTACCTCACTCCTGCCGGCGTTGAGAGAGCGGCAACACAGGCACCAACACTTGCTGGTCGAATTGCTCAGGGGGCAACTCGCCTTCTCGCTGAAAACGCAGTTGGATCACTTGCTGCAAATAGTGCGAAAGATGATGCGGAAGCACTCGCCACCGATTTAGGCGTTGGTGTGCTGGCTGGCGGTGCTATTAACGCTGCCGGACGTGGATTAGGTGCTGCTTATCGTGGCGTTCGTGGTTCTATTGCGCCAGAAGCGCAGCAGGCTATCAGATTTGCAGAGCGTGAAGGAGTTCCTCTGCACACCACAGACCTGTTACAACCAACTTCCCGCGTCGGAAAAATGGCGCAGACTACAGCAGAAAATATCCCTCTGGCTGGCACAAGCGGAATGAGAGCAACGCAACAGGAAGCGAGAAGCCAGTTGGTGCAGAGATTTGCTGATAAATTTGGTGAGTATGATCCAGCGGTTGTTATTGACAGCCTTAAAGCGAAAACATCAGGAATTCGTCGTGCCGCCGGTAATCGACTGGAGCAGGTTCAGAATGCTATGGCTGGAGTAAACATTCAGCCTGCGCGAGCAATTCAGCAGATTGATACTGAGATATCTAATCTGCAGAAGCTTGGTAAGGTAGCTGATAACGAGACAATTTCAAAACTTCAGTCATATCGTGATGAGCTTGTTCGCAATGCTGGCCCTGATGGTCCGGTAAATCTGGATTTGAAGCAATTAAGCGACCTGCGCAGCCAGTTCAGAATGGACGTGAAGGGTGAGCGACCAGTGTTACCAAACCGTTCCGATGCTGCCATTCAGCGCGTTTACAAGGCAATGACTGACGATATCAATGGTGCCATTGGTCAGAATCTTGGCAACGATACTCTCCGTAAATATCAGCAGGCCAATGCCGTCTACGCTGACGAAGCGGCGAAACTAAAGAATACCAGGCTGAAGAATGTTCTCATGAAAGGCGACCTGACGCCGGAAGTTGTCAACAACATGCTATTCAGCAAGAACAAATCGGAAATTAAGACGCTGTATAACTCAGTTGGTCGTGTTGGCAGGGCGCAAATGCGCAATGGCATCATTGGAAAGGCGATGGAGAAATCTGGCGGATCCCCTGACCAGTTCCTTCGGCAGCTTAACATCCTGCAAAACCAGACTGGCATCACATTTAAGGGGCAGGATGCTGCTTATCTGAAAGGATTAAAAAACTATCTGCAATCCACGCAGCAGGCTGCAAAAGCGGCAGTAACAACACCAACAGGGCAGCAAACCATCCCGTTCATTATCGGATATGGGACGGCAATGAACCCGGCGACAACTGGCGCAGCAGTAAGCTACGGCCTTCTTGCTCGCGCCTATGAGAGTGAGCCATTCAGAAATGCAATGCTCCGAATGGCAAACACCCCACGCGGATCGACAGCGTTTGAGAAAGCCATGCAGCAGGCACAAAAGGCAATTAACGCTATGACGCAGGGGGCTAAGTCTGATGCGTTGTCAGAATAGCTTTTCAAACACCAGGAACGTGCAAAAACCAAATATGTAGAACGCGAGGTTTATCGTATCCCTCTGCATAGGCGATACCTTTGCTGATTGTTATCTGATGTTACTGCTACTGTTGCATGTGACTGTATTTCTAAACCCTGAATTGCAGTTTGTGTAAGTGTCAACTCGTGTTGGATAGGGTTGAGTTATAACAGGCTGTCTCGCTTTTTGCTCGATCGCTTGCATTGTGTTTACAGCCTGATAATTCAATAAAGCCTGCTGGAATGCTTGGCTTTGTGCTATTTGTTGGGCTTGTTCTTGGCTTTGTAATTGAACATAAAGATTCTGAAGCTCAAGCCTTGCCTGTGCGTCACTTATCTTGCCTTCATCTACACCTTGCCCGAGCATCTTCGCAGCAAGGACATATAACTTAGGTGTTGGAGCTGATGCCATGCGTGAGTCGTTCTTCACGCTAGCATCAAGGCAATTAGCCATATCGCTAAGCTTTGGATAGCGTTGTTCGCAATTTGCCTGATAGTCGCTAACCTTTGCACACCCTGCCAGCAGAAGCGGGATAATTAACAGTGATTTTTTCATATGATTAACTCTCCTTATCTTTGCCATCATGGCACTGTTGGGTGTAAATGAGTTATTAACTCAATCGACAATATCTTCACGAAAATACTTTTTATTATTAAGATCTTTCTGATTCTAACAAAACGGAAAGTAATATGAAGAGGATTATCGGCGTCGTTGCTGGCGCTATATTGTTATCTGGGTGCGCAACTATTGTTGGTGACGAAACACAGCTCGTGCAAGTGAACAGCAATCCTTCCGGTGCGAGCTTTAAAGTAAAAGACGAATCAGGCGTGATTGTTGCGCAAGGCAAGACCCCGCAAGGAGTAACTCTTGCCAAGTCAGATGGTAGTTATTTTGGCAAAAAGAGCTACCAGATCACTATGGAAAAGGATGGGTACGAACCAGTTACCCTGCCAATCAAAGCCAATGCTAATGGTTGGTATATTGGTGGAAACCTTGTGTTTGGTGGGTTAATTGGTTGGCTTGCTGTAGATCCATTTAATGGTGGGATGTATACCTTGAAGCCTAAAGAGGCAAATGCATCCCTTATACCGTCCACAAAGCAAGACTAATAAATGGAACCCACCTTCAGGTGGGTTTTTTGTACAAATCCTTCAGCGTATCAAACACCATCTTCTTAACAAGCTCTGACTGCTCATCAGCGATGCGTTCCGCATCGTCTCGATAGCCTGAAATTTTGGATGGCTTTGATACAGCATCAGTCACTATCTGAACTAATTCTGAATTAAGAGAGCGGCCATTGGATTTGGCTCGCTGTTTTAGTTTTTCCTTTAATTCGTAAGGTAGCCGCAGATTAAATTGCGGGTCATCTCTTCCCATTTTTGATGCCTCACTTTTGTAAGTGGATCGGCATCATATGATCTACTGTTTGCATCCACAATAAGACCATCGTGGTCTATTTTGTTGATTAACCTAAGAATACCGCAGCTCTGCTGTGGGGACTAATTGCGCCAGGAGCACATCAAATGACTGATACCATTAGGCCTAACGTTGTTGTTTCAATGCCTTCACAACTGTTTACACAGTCCCGATCATTCAAAGGTAATGCTAACGGGAAGATTTACATAGGAAAAATAGATACAGATCCTACCATTCCTGAAAATCAAATTCAGGTATACCTGCAGAACGAAGATGGGAGTGTAGTGCCTGTCTCGCAGCCTGTCATCATTAATTCAGGTGGTTATCCTGTTTATAACGGCCAAATCGCTAAGTTTGTGACTATTGAGGGGCACAGTATGGCTGTTTACGACGCATACAATGTGCAGCAGTTTTACTACCCTAACGTTTTGAAATATGACCCAGACATGCTTCGCACTGATTTAAGCAGCCCCACTGGAACTTCGCTTGTTGGGTCGCTAGGAAATAATCCCTTGGTTGCCGTCAGTAGTTTTAAAAACCGTGGGCTTAGTGATCAAAGTGCGGTTCAGGCTGCTTTCGATTCATCTAACGTTATATTTTTTGATGTTGATGTGACTCTATCTGGCCCAGTGACATACGACAGGAGCGCAGAGTGCACAATTTTATATCGCCCTGACATTACCGTGACTCGACCAGGATTTTTGCCAAAAACTAGAACTAATCCAGCGCATGTTCTTGGCGGTACGGCATTCAGGCAAAGAAAGACCAGCGACCCAAATTATTCCGAGTATGAAAGAATTTATAGTCATCAATCACTTATTGCTGAAATGGCGGTGCATGATGTAGCTGCTAACGCACCTTCATCTGAAAACTTCGTTGCTATGTATTCTGGAATTGAGAGCTTTAACTGTGCCAAGCAACGTATGTGGGCGTTCAATTCGGTAACGAGTGCACATGGATTAAAGACCGGAGATGAGATATACGGTTATGAACTAGATATGAACGTTGACGGAACTCTGGATGGTGGCGGTCAATATGTGGGCCTGTATATCGCGGGGATTGGGGATTTAACAGCTTGCGCAAATGCGGATGGTATTCGCGTTCAGCGCCTGCGAAACAACCTTTACAAGTGGCAATATGGCTTGCGTATATTCGACTCAATCACAGGTATAAACATCACTGACGCAACCACTTATTCAATTTTCGCCTCTGGATCTGCGCCTATTGTTAGGCGCAAAACCACCCAAGACGGAGGTTGGTCATTTATACACCAGATTTCGGCATCTGAAACGCCATGGGGGGTTGACGATTTCGGTGCCACATACTCAAACAAGCTCTATTTGGGTAACGGTAGTGGAAAAAGTAAAAACAGGGTGAATTTGGACGGCGGAGTTAAGTTCTTCGCAACAAACAACCCTGTTGGATGGGGTTCTCTAGCAGTAAATGGCTCGGCTGAAAAGACAGTAACGGAACTTTTTGGGCTTAGCATTTCAGACTGGTCTACATACACTATTGACGTTGTACCGATCGCCAACACGATTTCAATGCCAGTTGTTCACGTGCAGGCATATATATCCAATGACAGAACTCAGGCGTACGTCAGAGTGACAAACGTCAGTGGCTCGCCTATGTCTTCGTGTAACTTTGCTCTACAGGCAAAAGTGTGCGGTCATACTGTGTCAAATATCTAAACACCAGTAGCTAATATGCTCTATAAGAGATCAATAATTTCTCAGATATTGTAAGTCTCGGCGTTCCAGATCGATAGATACAACCTGTATTGACCATGTAATACACAACAACTACTGTATATAAAAACAGTATCATTGGGCGTAGATATGATCAAGCGAAACACTATCGCGGAGGCTTTTAGAGCCTCCATTTCTCTAAATACTAAATGTTATCAATACCTTTACACGGATTCTTTCATCTCCGAACTACAGCGGAGGGGTATCCATTTTTCAGAAGAGGAGGCTAACAACTGGATATCAAGAGAGCAGACGTACTTTGTCGACAAGACGCCGGACCATAGCGAAAACCGTTTGTGGATGATGGCTAACATGGGGAGGGTTTTGTAATGGGATTTCCTTCACCCGCAGCGGACTACGTCGAGCAGCGACTGTCCGTTAACTCGATATGCAATGTTGGTCCTAACACCCGCGTTTTCGAAAGGGATGGCGGTTATGTTGTGCTGGATATCTCCCTGAAGCCAAAGCAGGGTAGTCAGGTTCTGATCCAGCACGGCGGCGGGACTGAGCTTGCCACGTTGAGAGGGAGGGCCCTGATTACTGAAGACGGCGAAGCTATTGAAGGCGAGGCCCTGGATGATATCACTGTCGCCGGCGTGGTGACACACACCATCATCGATGTGAGAAGTGACAGCGTAGCGGTATAAGGCAGGCTTTTTATGTGGCCTTCCGCTTTTGATTACTGTGTCTTTTCGTCCAGCCAGTCCGCCCACCACTGCATCATTTCTCTGCGCTTATCGAGATACTGAGCATGGTTGTAAATCCCACGCACAGATCCGCCGTTGGCATGTGCCAGTTGCACTTCAATAGCATCAGCAGGCCATTCGTGCTCGTTCATAATCGTGCTGAATTCATGCCTGAATCCGTGACCGCTTTCCAGACCTTCATAGCCGATTTGTTTGATCACAAGCAGTACCGCGTTCTCGCAGATTGGCTTCTTCTTATCGTTGCGACCGGCAAAAACAAACTCTGATACTGGTTTAGTGATTGAGCTTAGCGTAGTGAGAAGTTCAACCACCTGGTCTGACATAGGAACCACATGAATTTTGCGTCCCTTCATCACACTGGCGTCGATGGTGATAATCCTGTTTTCAAAATCGACGTTCTTCCATAGCATAGAACGAAGCTCTTTCGTTCTTAGGGCTGTGTAGCGTAAAACTTTGGTCGCAATGAGAGATACGATACTTCCTGAAAATGTTGCCAGTGCTTTGTTGAATGCAGGGATCTGGTCTGCAGGAAGAAACGGGAAGTTCTTCTTGCGGTATCCCTTCATGGCGTCAGCAAGGTCAGGTGCTGGGTTATATTTAGCCCTTCCGGTGACAATAGCGTAACGGAAAACCTCGCCGCATCTTCTGCGGGCTTTGTTGGCTCGCTCCATTGCACCGCGATCTTCAAATCTGCGGATTACTTCCAGCAGTTGCATCGGCTCAATATCCTGAATCTCAAGACCGCCGATGATGGGTAAAATGTCGTCATCAAACATTTTGGCAAGTTCAGTTGCATAGCCTACTGACCAGACTTGCTTCTTGTGCTCGTACCATTCCTTGTAAATCGCACTAAATGAATTGTTGTTAGACGAAGCCTTTTTCGCCTTTACCGGATCGATGCCAACCGAGATGTCTTTCCTCGCAGTCCATGCTTTATCCCTTGCCTCCTGCAAAGTCATAAGCGGATATTTTCCGACAGTCAGGATTTTCTCCTTACCGTCAATCTTGTAGCGAAGCTGCCATACCTTTTTCCCTGACACAGGGACATAAAGGTACAGGCCATTACCATCGAGAAGGCGGTATGGTTTTTCTTTCGGCTTTGCTGCTTCAATCTGCTTAACGGTGAGCATGGGTAAAAATCCGGTGGGTAAAATTATTTTATCCACTTTTTACCCGTCATGGAGTGCGGATGTCAACGATCTGACGCGAACCATTACGAACTGTGAATCTACGGAAGGCTTGATATTCAGTGGATTTTGCGGACTGATACGGATGGGAACGAACTGATAAATGGTGTCCCCTGCAGGAATCGAACCTGCAATTAGCCCTTAGGAGGGGCTCGTTA